CTCCCCTATCCAAAAAGTAAAAATTGAGATGACACCCAGAATGTACTAGTACTTATACTAGTTGTTTTTATATTAATATTTAAAATATATATAAATTATACTAGTATTTACTGGGTAATAAAAAAAATACGAAAAATATTTGACATAGTCAACTCAATTTTAAAAATAAACTAAAAAATATTTCCTCATAGGTTATATTTATAATAAAGAATAACAAATATACAAATTATATAGACATGGCAGATTTATTAATGAAAATGCCGGTTCCTTACGAACCGAAAAGAGTTAACCGATTTATCGTTAGATTTCCTTCATCATTAGGTATAAACGAATGGTATGTTACTTCGGCTGCAAGACCGAGTGCAAAAATTAACTCTGTAGAAATCCCTTTTTTAAATACTTCAACATATGTTGCAGGTAGATTCACTTGGAATGAAATAAGAGTAAAGTTTAAAGACCCAATTGGTCCTTCTGCATCTCAAGCACTAATGGAATGGTTTAGATTACACGCTGAATCAGTAACAGGTAGGATGGGTTATGCTGCTGGATATAAAAAAGATATTGAATTGGAAATGTTAGACCCAACAGGTGTTGTGGTTGAAAAATGGATTCTACAAGGAACATTTATGACTGATTTAAATTTCAACGAATTAGATTACAACAACGATGCGTTAGCAACTATTGATTGTACACTAAGGATGGATAGATGTATCCAAGTATACTAAAAAAAATAAAGTCTGTCGAAAATATAAAAAGAGAACACATGTGTTCTCTTTTTTCGTTATATAACTTTACTTTACCATATTTATTTCGTAAAATACGGTTATGGAAAATAATGAACATTTAAGAATTGACCCCACCGTAGCTTACGATGTGGTTGAGTTACCAAGTAGGGGTATTATGTATCCTTCTGGTGTTAAGTCCGTGAAGGTTGCATACTTAACGGCCTCGGACGAAAATATATTATCTTCACCTAACTTAGTTGCAAAAGGTGATGTGATAACAGAACTTTTAAACAGGAAAATTTTAACAAAAGAATTACCCGTTGATGAAATTACTATTGAAGATAAACAAGCAATTCTTATTTTTCTTAGAACAACTGCATTCGGTCCTGAACTAAAGGTAAAACTAAAAGACCCAAAAACCGATGAGTTATTTGATCACGAAATTAATTTAGGTGAATTAAACTACAAAGAATTCAATTTAGTTGAGGATTCTAATAAAGAATACCCATATTTTATGGAAAAATCTAAAGTGGATGTAACCTTCAAATTCTTAACTGAAAAAGAAGAGAAGGAAATTGAAGATCTTTCTAAGAGTTGGAATGGGTTGGGTGTTGCACCTACAGTAACCAAGAGATTAGAAAAATTAATCAAAAGTATTAAAGGTAATAATGATATGATGGCAATTAGAAATTTTGTCGAAACATTACCAATAGTAGATTCTCAAAATTTTAGAAAATACGTTAAAGAAAATAAACCCGGTGTCGATCTGACCCAAAAAGTAATCGCCCCATCAGGAGAATTAGTCACATTCAATGTAGACTTCGGGGTGGAGTTTTTTCGTCCTTTCTACGGACTATAAAAAAGCGCAATATACTGAAACAATTTTTTTAATAAAAAAGGGGTTTAGTCATAGAGATATTCTTGAAATGCCAACTTTCTTAAGGAGATACTACATTGAAAGAATAATAGAGTTGGAAAAATCTTCTGATTAGATATTTATAGACTATGGATAAAGAAACCGAAGCAGCAATACAACTCTTAACAGAAAAGTTGAATAATTCCAATAGTCGAGATAGGTCTTCTATACAGGCGGCGATTTCAAAACTTAAATCAAAAAACGATAATACTACAAGTTCTTTTGGTACGAATAGTAATGACACACCAAAATCAGGTGGATTAACGGATCTTGAAGAAATGCTTTTGAATGGTTTAGAAGGGTCACTTTATCAAGCGGAAGCCCCTTCAGATTCGGGTGCTTTTGACACACTTCTAAAATCATATTCTCAAAACAGAAATAAAGGTGGTGGGGAAAATATTGTTTCCTCGATGTTTAGCGCAATTGGTGAAACTGCGGTTAAAACCATGCAGAGTTATGTAAAAGAACAAAGTTATTTACTTTCACAGGTAAATCAACAATTAGGTTTAAGTGGTGAACTATCAAACGATTTTAGAGAACAATTAACTGAAGCTCAACCAGCATTAGTTAGAATGGGGATACCATTTAAAGAATTAACCAAATCGGCAGGACAATTAGTTGAAACCACAGGTCGTTTTGCATTAGTGGGTACTGATATGTTAGTAAGAGCGGGTGAAGTCGCAACCGCTTACGGGATGGATATGAGTGAAATTGTCCAATCATATGCTGAGTTTGAAAAAGTGGGTATTGGTGCCGCAGAAGCTCAAGAATCCATTGCCGATGCGGGTAAAAAATCATTAGAATTGGGGTTACAATCTAGAACCACAATTAAGGGAATGATGGAAAACATTGGTAAACTAAACGAATACGGGTTCGAAAATGGTTCCGAAGGTTTAGCAAAAATGGTTAGAAGAGCAACAGAGATGAGATATTCACTTGAATCCGTTTTCAAAGTTGCAGATAAGGTATTTGACCCTGAAAGTGCATTAGATTTATCCGCAAACCTACAAGTTTTAGGTGCTGCTTTTGGTGATTTTAATGACCCACTTAGATTAATGTATATGGCAACTAACGAGGTAGAAGGATTATCAGGGGCTTTGGAGGGTGTAAGTCAAAATTTAGCAACATACAATACCGAAACAGGTGGATTTGAAGTTACGGGGGCAAACCTTAGACAAGCGAGAGACATTGCAAAGGCTTTAGGTGTTGACCTTAAAGACGTAACGCAATCAGCAATTGCGGGTCAGGAAAGGTTATCTGCGATGCTTTCATTAGAAGGTTCGAATATAAGTGATGAAGATAAAGAATTTATTACGAATATATCACGAATGAAAGACGGTAAGATGCAGGTAGAACTTATGACTCCTGAGTTACAGAAGGCCTTTGGTGGTGCTTCGGTTGAGTTAGATAAATTAAGTCAAGAAGGGGTTAACCAACTCTTAAAATATAGGGAACAATTTAAAGAAATGGACGAAGGTGAGTTGGTTAGAAAACAAGTTACTTTAACGGAAAATATTAGTAGGGACGTTAACTTTATGGTTACAATTGCCAAATTACGAACCGCAGGTGCTGCCGATAGTTTAATAAAGGCGGTATCGGGTCTCGACGCTAAAGCACAAGGACAAAACCTAAGTGAATTATTAAAAGAGGGGACAGATAGTCTCGTTAAAAAATTCGGTATGGAGACGGCTGCAATAGTTGAAAAGGCGAGATCAGTCACTGGTTTAGATAAAGTAATGGCGGAAGAGGAAAAGAAAAAACAAGCAATGTATATCCAAAAACAAAACGAAGGGACCACTAAAACCTCTAAAATGGATGTTACAATAAAGTCTGACCAATTAGTTAGTGGGATGCAAAAAGTTATGACGTTAAATCCTGAGAATTGGGTAGAAGGTTTAAGGAAAGGTGATTATTTAAATATTAAATAATAATTTACAATGTTTCCATAATAAATCTATTTATAATTAAAACACAATATGCCGAGTAATTTAGATTTTAACTCAACTAGTCAGTTTAGGGATATGATCCTTAATAGGACGTTACAACAACCAAATGGTCCACAAACATTTACGGACGCGTCATACTCGGTCGAAAATTTAAGAGATCAATCAAATATTGATGTTGGGGAACTTGACCAAAATCTAACGACGTACTTGGCAATTCCTGATACACGAAACACACTTACGCCAGATTCATTCGATTCGATTGAAAATTTAAGAGATTTAGCTAGATTAGATGATTTAGGTTTGTACCCTTATTTTACTCAAGGAACCTATAATGGTTTAATTGGTATAATGGCTACAGATAACTATGACCAAGAATCAAAACTTATGAAGTTTGCTGCTTGGAATATTAGGGAGAATAAACAAGGACCCGTATTAGCGAGAATTACACAGAATTTAGTGGCGGCGACTTATGGTAGAGTTAGACTTATTGACGCTCTAGAGGGTAATACCGCAACCGCAATTAACTTAATTACGGGTAGAGAGGACCTAATAGAGAAAAACTATAAAATAACTGTTGCAAAGACCTTACCCGGAAAGGCTATAGATTTTTTACAAACAGTTGCGGGTGTGGAATTCCCATGGAGTGAAATACCTGGTGATTACCTAACTAACCCAAGAAATCCAATTAATAATAGACCAACACCATCAACAACTGCGGGTGAGATAATACAAGATATCACAGGAGCATTAGGGTCGTTATTAGGAATACAAAGAAGACCAAAACTAAGTAGAAAACCTTCTGACCTAATGATTGAATACATGGGATCAGGTCAAAAGGACGTTTTATTTGATAATCTTAGTTACTCGACATACGCACCGAATTATACCAAGGAAGCAAGATCACAACAATCATCTAAATTATTTGGATTTGTTGATCAAATTGGTGACGCCATTAACAATGTTCTTGGTGTAGGGGCACCTAAAGGTGTGTCCTATATTGGTGACGACAGGGGTGACGATGTAAAATATGCGATGGGTGATTTTAATGATAATGTCGTTAGAAGTAACTATTATTTAAGTTTATTATTTGATCCTGTACAAACCGAACTATTTGAAAGGAAAAGAAATATAACTGAAGGTGGTCAAATTAGTGGTAAGTTAACGTGGTATAGTAACCAATCTAAAAATAAATTAGGGGTAAACAACGAAGAATATAGTGTTGAGAGATCCCAATTCGAAGAAAGTCTATCTAATAAATACGGATTTAGAAGTGATTCGATTTTAAATAAAACACAGGAATTATTAAATACAATGCCTTCTGATGGTGGGGCTGCAAGGTCTCACGTTGCAAACGCTATTGACCAAACAAGTAGAATATTCAGAGAGGGTAATTATTTGATGTCACGTGGGTCGGCAATTAAATATGTTGACCAATACGGGGGAGAAAGTGGTGTTGAATATTGTAGAGTATGGACCAAAGATGATCCGTATATGAATATGTCCGACACAATGAAGAGAACGGGTAATATACGAAAGTTCGATTCAAGTGTGATGACAACACCGTGGAATTTAAATATTGCCCCAATGTCTAACGGACAAGGTAGTTTTGAAGGGTCAACAAACATTGTAAAAGGTGGTGATGGATATTACGCTAAAAAATATATGTTTTCAATTGAGAACTTAGCATGGAAAACATCTACATTGCCTGGATATACATATAGTGATTTACCTTATTGTGAAAGAGGAAATAACGGTGGTAGAGTTATGTGGTTTCCACCATATGATATAAAAGTATCGGAACAAAACGTTGCAAGATGGGAAACCAATACGTTCTTAGGTAGACCAGAACCAATATATACTTACCAACAAACAGAAAGATCAGGACAAATAAGTTTTAAAGTTGTGGTCGATCACCCAAGTATATTAAATCTTTTAGTTGGTAAAGTTTTTAAGGATATGTCAGATGAGGAATCTGAAAACTACATTAACGCATTCTTTGCTGGATGTGAAGAGGTTGATTTTTATTCATTAATTAGGACATATACAACATTAACAAAGGATGACTTAGAAAATATTAAAAACTATTTAGAAGACCCTAAGGCGGATCCTGACACAATTACAAGATATAAGGTTGAGGTTGGGGACATTGACGAAGGTCAACCAGATACGTCACCAATACCTCAGGAACCTGAACAAAGTCAATTTCATCTTTATTTCCCTAATGATTACCCTAAAACAGGTGGTAGTGCGGTTAAATCGTCAACCACATATACCCAAGAATATACGGCCTACAAAAATAATAAGGCTCAGTACTTGGTTGATTTAGAGAATGGTTTAGATGATTTATTTAATGGAACTCAAAACGAAGCAAGGAAAAATGATAAAAAGGTAATATACGGAAATTCAAATGTCATCGGTACGACGGAAAATATTAACTTAGTTAAGGGTAAGTTGGAGACGGCGTTTGATAAATTAGATAGTCAATTTAATGGTTACAATAGTAAAATTGAAGAAATCAAAAACAAAATTTCTAATGGTGAGGTTAAACAACTTGAGGTTAGAATTTTTGCGAGTACATCATCCATAGCTGGTGACGACTACAATGTTAAGTTATCCCTAAGAAGGGCACACTCAATATACAAAGATGTTTTTGGTAAGTTAATAAAAAAGGAATCGGAAATAAACTTTACCGATGTGACACCTGCAGACGGGACCAAACAAGTTACCGGTTCTTCAGATTATACTTTTGAAAGTATGGGTTACGAGGGTATTGAAGGTACTGCTCAGGTAAATTACGTCACTGTTGGTGAAAACACATCTACAAACGAAAGTTTATTTGGTGGTGAGGACTTAAACGTAGATTGCCATAAAGACGAAATAAAAAGTAATT